AATAGCAATAGCTGGAGATGCGGATGTTCTATCGAGCGCTACAGGCACTTCATGGTCTGCAGGTACAGGTCCGGGGTTTGCAGTCTATGGTATTGCGTGGAATACCACCTATGCCATATACATTCTAGTTGGTGCGGGTGGAGCGATCAAAACAACAAATGACCTAGCAAACTACACAACCCGAACTAGCGGTACATCATCAACGTTTTACGATATTTTCAACAACGGAACTACTAGCTGTGCTGTTGGCGCTGGTGGCATCTTTACCAGTACAGATGGAGCAGCGTGGACATCAATCACCACAACGTCCGATTACTATAAGGTGACGTACGCGAGCAGCCGTTGGTATGCTGTGGGAGTCGACGTCATCGACACCAGCACATCCGCATCAGCAGCATCATGGAGCTCAACTACCATTCCCGCTGGTGGTGGTGGTGGTTCTATCAATTATTATGGGGTGTGTCACGATGGAACCAATTTTGTGGCATCTGGAGATGCAGCAACTGTACTAACTGCACCGAGCACTACATGGACTACTCGATTTAATGTGTATTACTTGTACTCTGCAGTTTATGCATCTTCTCTCACAAAGTATGTCACGAGCACAAGAAGTGGGATACTATATAGCACAGATGCTTTGACGTGGACTATGGGATATGCTGCAGACAACTCCTCATTTTCCTTAGTGTGGACGGGATCTACTCTAATCGCATCAAACAATTATGTCTTGACGAGCACCAACGCCACATCATGGACGCAGCAAACAGTAGATGCCTCTGTGTTATATACTGGGTACTCTTCATCTGGCGTTGTTGGGGTTGGTGGGTCGGGACAAATTTCCACAGCCAATACATCTGGCGCATCGTGGACCCCCAAAATAACAACAGGATATAGAAGAATAGCTAAAGGCGGCAGCAACTATGTCATCGGCACTGCTTACTATGGAATGATGTGCTATAGCACAGACAGAGTGAATTGGACACTCGTAAACACTACAGCCACAGGTGAAATAACTAAAATAATCTGGGACGGAACCAATTTTGTCGCTGTTACAAATGCTTCGGAGGTTTTATACAGCACAACTGGCGCTTCTTGGACAGTTGCTTCAATCTCGGTGGTTTCCGCACCAATTTCCATCGCTTGGTCTGGGAGCGCGTATTCTTTAGTTACAGACAGCGGATATTCTTATAAGAGCACCAATAAAACAACTTGGACTGATATTCAAACCCTAGATAACTATGCAGCAAATGTCATATGGTCATCCACCCATTCATTATTTGTTCTTGTGGGTGCTACTGGGTACGTCGCAACATCTCCAGATGCAATAACATGGACAACAAGAACAAGTAACACCACAAACAACTTGGCTGCTGTCGTTTGGTGTGCAGAATTGTCGCTCTTTGTTGCTGTGGGAAATAGTAGAGTGGTGATCACATCTCCGGATGCAACAACTGCATGGACCGTAAGAACCAACACCAGCTTACCGGCGACAAATTTGACATCTGTAGCATGGTCTGGAACACGGTTGTTAGCAGGATCGGCTTCTTATACTCATACAAGTTCAGATGCGATAAACTGGGAACATCAAACAAATTCCCCAACCTTCTCACAAAAAGACGAACTCATATATGACGGGACTCGATTTATTGGATTCAATGCTGCCGGCAGCGGTCAAAATTCTCTATCGGAAACCGGACCCCATTAAGGATTAAACATGTTCATCAGAATTTTATCGGATAATTCTATAGTCTATCCGTACTACCTAAGCTCGTTGCCGGTGGATTTTCCATACACCTCCATGTCTTCAGACATAGCGACAGATTTCACTTCTTTAGAAGGACATGGGATTTATGTGGTACACGCAACCACGCAACCCACTATAAATCCCGCATCGGAGAGAGTTGAAGAAGGAATACCTTCACATAACGGAGAAATCTGGCTTCAAACGTGGGAAGTGATTGAGTTGACGGAGCAAGAACAGGCGGAAAAACAATCCGTCTTTGTCAATTTCATCTCAAAATTGATTGTTAACAAGACACAAAAGCGTCTAGATGATTTCGCAAAGACGCGAAATTACGATGGAATTTTGTCGGCTTGCACTTACGCAACCTCGGAAGTTCCAAAGTTCAATGCTGAGGGTGTTTATTGCGTGCAGATTAGAGATGCAACCTGGGCATCTCTTTACACGCTAATGGGGGAAGTTGCCGCCCAAACTCGCCCAATGCCAACGTGCTTTGAGGACATTGAGGGAGACCTCCCTCCGCTTACTTGGCCCGTATAAAGTGGTAATCCCCATCTGGACCATTGTTTGAGAATGGCATGGCACCCGGAGCACGTTGCCAACCCCTTGCTTCCAACCACTCAATGACTTTTTCGCGGAGCGGGGCTCCCGTATTGTACTCCACCCGTTGAAGCTCCAGTATCAAATGAGAGCAATTCTCAAGGCATTTTTCCGCCCCCTTTAGCACATCCAATTCCGCACCCTGAACGTCCATCTTGATGAGATCTGGGTATGGAATCTTGCTGATCCTAATCACAGTGTCCAAAGTGATGGTCTTCATGAGCGTCCGGTGCTTTTCATTGAAGTACAGAGGAACCTCAGAATTGAATTTCTCATTTTCCTTGTAATAGGAGTTTCCGCCCGGGTGCTCTACATTTTTGTAGAATTCAACATCCTTGTTATCCTCATCGCTGAGAACGCCTATGAAGTGTGGCACTTTGGCCTTCTCAAATACAGCTCTGGACTCCTCCATCGCCTCAAACGCAACGATCGTGGCTCCAGGCCAAACTTGCTTTGCCACATTCGTCCAATGCAAAACACATGCACCGATGTCGTAGATGATCTTGGGTTCCGGATACTTTTCTCGCATACCCACCAGATAGTCAACATGCGTCTTTGGGAGGAGAGGCATCTCACTCAACTCAAACAACCTCTCCACCCCAACCTTATCCGTACGCACAGATTCAGCAGTTGCGCCTGTCGGCACCGGAGCAGGTGGAGCATCCAAGTCAATCTTCTTCACTTGATCCTCAACCACAAAGGTGCTGGATCCCACATGCCCGAATCGAATTGATGTATCTGCCCAGATTCGGAACCCCAGCTCCCTAGCCTTGTTGCAAAAATACACATCCTCTGAGATGGTATTGGAATGGTCCAACGCGGATGTATAGAAGAAATGCGGATACTGCATCTTGCGGAACACCTCGGACTTGATCAGGACGCCACCAAAACCACATCCATCCACCTCCACCACACCCTTGCCCTGAATGTCTGCCATGGGTACGTTTACCCCACCCCTATACAATTCTAGAGTGTGCTGATTGGGTTTTCTCTGGATGTACAGACCACTTACCACATCCAAATCCAGCGCCAACATTTTGGATAAAGTATCTCCGGGTAGAACAATATCGCTATCGACAGCAAAGAGATAATCATAGCGTTTTGCCCATTCGGCAATCAAGTTTCTGATCTGATCTACTCGATAACCATAGAAACACTGAAACTCTGTTACATATCCCTCCGGAATGTGTAGATCATATATGGATTTGAATGTATCGCTCTCGACATATTTGTTTGTTGGAATTGCGATTAGAATAGTTTTTGTCATTTTGGTAGAGGATTATTAAAGAACCAGTTTGCCCAAATGGGCTGCTCGACTGCATAAACTCCCTGAGTGATCAGGGGATCTTTAGATGTAGCAGCCATCGTTGAATAGAAGTCGATATTGAATATCAAGTAATTGGGTAAAGATTTCATCAGCTGAGTGTGGAATATATAATCATCTCCAAAATAAATCTCTAATTCTGGGATAATAGGTGTCCAATTACTCTTGTGCATAAACATCAATTGCCCGAAGCTGTGAATGTTATCTCCATGTTTCCATCGTTTGAATGATATTCCGCCGTCAACATATTGTGGGTGATTAAACTTGGATTCTCCGGAGACGATACCATATACTCCATTATTTGGTGTAATATAAGGGTGAATCTTAGAGAAAACATCCGAGTCAAACATAATGTCGTCGTTGACGATACAGAGAAGATTGTTTTTGCTGCTCTCAACTCCCAGATTCCACGATGGATTAACTCTGATGTTCTTTTCTTGAGTGAGTATCCGTATCTTCGGATGCGCCAATACATTCCAAGCTGGACGCGCCGAGAAATCATTATCTATGATGATAATCTCACCAACTAAATCCAAATCTACAATGCTACTTAGAGATTGCGCGAATATGTTTGGACAACGCCACATAGTCGGAACGATAACGGAAAATCGTTCCTTGGCTTTAGATCTCTTGAGAATCTCCTGAGCATTTTGTGTTTGGATTTTGCCATTGACCTTATAATCATTAATTGGGCTGGCGTCATTATATCGGTAGACAATATCTGTGACTACTTTGATTTTATCCGGATCCGCGTTCTCAATCAGAGAATAAAATACTGCGCCATCTCCGCCAGCTTTATACCAGTTCCCATCTTTATCCTTAAAATCTGATTCATTCAGACCATTGAGCAAATGTCCCTTAAATGTCCTCAGGTGAGTATAGGGCATATTCCAGTTAAAGAGATGTTCCCTATAGGATTTATTTCTCTTGACGTGATCTGGATATTCTTGCGCGATTAGCGGGATATTGTCAATCTCAGACCAGCAGGATCCATAAGAGAATTCCGTCGATCCGTCGTAGAGATTATTGTAGAAGTGGAATATCTGATTAGATGGCATCAAAGAATCATCCCCATCCAATAACATCACAATATCGTCAACGTGCCCGTAGTTAACAAGCGCAGATATCTGATTACACACAGCCCCTAGATTTTCTTTATTGGCGTGTAGTTTAAATTTGTCCGCTTTTCCTGAGGCGTTGATAATGTTTTCCGAGAGCGCAACAGTCGAATCCGAAGAATTATCGTCGATAATAACCATCAAGTAATTGTCATAATCCTGGGTAACCACAGACGCGATACAGCGCTCAATATATTTCTCTGCATTATAAACAGGAGAAATAATCAAGATTCTCTGTTGCGGATTCCGCGGAATATAAAACTCCTCTTTATTGTGGAATCTACGCCCAAACACAGTATGCACTCTAGAGTTAATGTTGGAGACTTCTCGATATTCCTGAACGGATAGATATAGACCCAGCTTCTGGATTAGATGCTGCTTCCACTGTTTTGCTACAGAATCCCATCCACTAATATCCTTGATGATATTGCAGTAATTTTGTTTTTGTTGGAGGAGATACTTGTTTCTGTGTGCACTTAGAGCCAAATTGATAAAGTTATTCTTTTGCTCTGTGGCATTAATCGTCGGATAGACATTATTGGGCTCTATTGGGTAATCCATCATATAACACGCCTGAGCAACGGCAGTTTCTTCCAATGCCCCAAATCTGGATGAGATTAGTGGGGTATTATATGCCAGGGATTCAAGTGTGGATATTCCAAACGTTTCCGGGAACGCTGGAGGATAAATCATAAACGTCGCTTCAGATAGAATCTTAGCAATTTCGCTTTGTCTGATAATCCCAGTAAATTCAACTCCCAGATCTTTATATTTCTGGTTTGTTGAGAGGCTGCGCCATTTCTTTTCTTGCTCGTCTGGTTCTGAGGCCTCGGTGAACTTGTAATATCCGCCGATAATCTTCAATCTGGCACCTGGGATATTCCTTTTGATTTCCTCCCAAATATCTTCCACCAAGGGAACCATCCCTTTAGACGTAGAGGCATTATAGACAAAGAGATCTGGGTCTTTCTTGGAAATATCTACTTGATCATAATATCTGACGATGCCGTTTCTGGTCATAAAGATGTGATCTTTAAGGACCTCAAACATTCTCTTTACTCCATGGTTACATGTCGTGACGTAGGAGGTATGAAAATCTGATAATGTGAATAACTCGTCGATAAATCCATTCACAACAAGATTTTCAAGAATATGATCACCAGCACAAAATGTATCGTGCATCCAGACAATCTTGAGCTTCGCGTGGGTTCTCATGAAAGAGAACGCAGAGGCATCAAAATTGATCATATTCTGCAGTTGCTTTGGAACAAACGGAAAGACCGTTCTCGAAGATATGACCACGTCAAATTGCTCATTATCCGGAATATCCTTGACGTTCCGATAAGAAACCCCATCATAGATGCCCGGCTTGGCATCATCCACGCAATTGTTGAATACGGTGACGGAGAACCCCAATTTCGTCAGTTCCTTGGACATCAAGATAACCGCAGACTCAGATCCACCCAAACCCCGCTTTTCGAGGGTGGTTCCATCGTATGGAATCCCTATAATATCAACAATTGCCACAGATAAATTCATATAAATACCCCGTAATTCTTAATTATAACATAGCACTCTAAGAGTGTCAATTTTCCATGAGCAATATCACTCTTTTTGTAACACAAAACGCACCGTTCGTCAAGCTCATTCAGTTGAGACAGAGCAATGGCGATCCCGCGAGTTTGTCTGGATACACGTCATACGCCATATTTGTCCAGTATATAGGGGACGCAACTAAGTATCGCATAGATTGCTCAATCGACGAACCCGAGACTGGAATAATCAAGCTCTCGATCGACAGCAACAGCACGCATCTACTCCCAGAGGGACTGATGCACTACACTATATATCTAGTTCCTCCAGTGGGAGATAAATTTGTCGTCCAATTTGGTCAAGCGAAGATTATGGGAACTGCGTAACCGCAGCAATAGAAAAATATGACAGCTTACGTAGCAACAACTCACCAAAACATCGACGACGTTGGATACCGATTCTATGCCCCC